GGCAATAGAGTTAGAATGTCGCAAGAACAACTCAGAATGGCTAGAGAACTTGGTATCACAGATGCAAATGGTCTTAAAAAATATGAAGCCGAAATTCGGCGTCAACAGAAGGAAGCCAACTAATGACTGAGTCAAGAAATGTTCGTGCGAGTGAAACTCGTGATTCCGTGCGCGATGGGGAAGCCCGTCAAGAAACCGCATGGAAACCCCCATCACTTTTGGATGCACCCGACGCACGTCCCGGTCATGTCCAAAGGTGGGTAGCGACCTCGATCCAAGGGAAAGATACTCCTGACAACGTCTACAAACGTATGCGGGAAGGGTGGTCAGCGCGTAAGGCTGAAACTGTGAAGAGTAAGTTGTTTCCGACTATTAATCACGGACAGTGGGAAGGTTGCATAGGCATCGAAGGAATGTTGCTCTGTGAAATGCCCGAAGAACGGCATAGATCAATGAAAGCATACTATTCTAGTAAGAATGGTGAGCAAAACGAATCCGTTGCAGGTGACCTAGACGCGCTAGGACGGCGTAATGGACTACCAATCCAACAGGATAGGAAGTCTGAAACAAGTCGCGGCAGAAATCTTTCTGCCATGAGCGATTAACTTTAACGCTATAGGAGCGAAAAAATGGCAAATGTTGATGCTGCTTTTGGGTTTGTCCCAGTTCGCCATATGAGTGGTAATGCGCCTCGTGCTAATAAGTACACTATTGCTAGTGGTCTTGCAGAGAACATCTTTAAAGGTGATCTTGTAATTCTCATTGCCAGTGGCTTGCTTACTCCGCACACCGCAGGGGAAGCCAATAATATTGGTGTCTTTGCAGGGGTATCATATACCGCAGCAGATGGTTCATATGTGTACAGTGAATACTGGCCTACGGGTACAGTGGCCACAGAAATCATAGCTTTTGTCTATGACGATCCGTACACTGTCTTTAAGGTTCAGAGCGCGGGTACAACTGCCCAGACTAATGTCGGCAATTGCGCTGATGTTGTTGCTGGCGCAGGTTCGACCCTCACAGGTCAATCTGGCTTTGAACTTAGTGGTACAATGGCCGCAGGAATTGCTTCCTGCAAAATCATTGCACTTTACGATGCACCAGATAATGCTTTTGGTGCGAACGCGATCATGGAGGTGACCATTAATGAACACCTTCTTGGTACGAATATCGCAGGTATTTAAGGAAGGATTTAAATCATGGCTATGAATCGCGCATCATTTGCGAAAATGCTAGAGCCGGGTCTGAATACCCTCTTTGGCCTAGAATATGACAGCTACCCATCCGAATACGAAGCAGTGTTCTCTTCCAACACCTCTCAAAAGGCTTACGAAGAAGACGTCCTGCTCGCTGGTTTTGGCGCTGCCCCAACTAAAAACGAAGGTGCATCTGTTTCTTATGATGACGCTGGCCAGCAATGGACTGCGCGTTACCAGCACGAAACGGTTGCTTTGGCGTTCTCAATCACTGAGGAAGCTGAAGAGGATGGCCAGTACGGCTCAATCGCTTCTCGTTACACCAAGGCACTTGCACGGTCTATGTCCTCTACTAAAGAGATCAAAGCCGCCAACGTCTTGAACAACGCTACATCTGCCAACGGTGGCGACGGCACTACTCTCTTGAGTACGGCTCACCCAACGCAGAACGGCAACCAGTCAAACACGTTAGCCACAGCGGCTGACTTGTCTGAGACATCACTTGAGTCAATTCTTATCCAGATTGCGGATATGAAAGACGAGCGTGGTCTTCGGGTTGCGGCACAGGGTACACAGTTGATTATTCCAACTGCTTATACCTTTGTTGCAGAGCGTTTATTGGAATCACAGCTCCGCACTGGAACTGCTGATAACGATATTAACGCCATTAAGAGTGGTGGCTATTTGCCAAAAGGGTATCATGTGATGCGCCGTTTGACAGATGCTGACCAGTTCTTTGTGCAGACAGATGTCCCAGATGGTCTGAAATACTTCACTCGTTCAGCAATGAAGAAGGGTATGGAAGGCGACTTCGAGACTGGTAACATTCGTTATAAGTGTCGTGAGCGTTATTCGTTTGGTTTCACTGATTGGCGCGGTGTCTTCGGTTCCGAAGGCGCATAAGCTAAAAACCTAGTTTTGGTTTGATTGAGGCGGTCTTCGGATCGCCTCTTTCTTTTTAATCAAACCTGTTGTATTGTTTCCGCATCCCTGACAGCCGCATGGTGCGTCTGACATTTGCCACGACAGGAGAATCACATGGCTAACACAACTTTCTCAGGACCAGTGCGTTCTGAAGGCGGCTTCCAGCAAGTCACTAAAAACACAACAACTGGTACAATTACACCTTCGCAATTTGCGTTACAGACGATTGCCACCACAGGCAACAATGTCGTTGACACAAGCACAGGCACAGCCGCAGGTGCAAACAACGCCAGCCTAGACACAGGTGCTACTATTTTTGGTATCGTGCCAAATGCAATTGGTGCGGGTGTTCCAGCCGATGGTACAAATCACTTTGTGAGCAAGGTTGACGGCACAATCGTATCCACATGGATTATCGACCTTCACGCTGGCTATAAAAGCGGCGGCGCTGCTGGTGACGCTATTGGTACGGCTGGCGCAGCTTCAGCACACATTGGATCGATTACTAAAGAAGTAAACGGCATTCCAATGCTCATCGAAATGGGCTGTGTCGAGGTTCCAACTGGCGGCGATCCAGACATTAACTTAGATTGTTCAGCCACAGGAACTACAGCACAAGACGCAGCATTGACAAGCGGTACAAACCTCTTGAACAACGGTGACCTATCTTTAGGCTTTTACGCCACAGCAGATGCTGGGGCTACTCTTGCTGCTATGAGTAAGAAATTTTTGTATCTCACCTGTGGCGCGGTTACTGACGCAGCTTACACTGCTGGTAAAGTATGGATTCGCATCACTGGCATGGCCGTAGACCATGACAATTCATAATAATCTTTGTGGGAGCTTCGGCTCCCACCATTAATTTATAGGAGATTAACATGGGCGTACAAACAGACGTACAAGTCAAATTTATAGCTGACGAAAACGCAGCCGATCCAGATCGGTTGGTTACAGTAGCTCGACCAAATACATCAGCCACAATGGCAGCGACTACCTTCTTAGGTGGCGGCGCTCGAAATGTAACTGTCACGACGGCAGGAACTGGTGACAACAATAAGACGTGTACTATTACTGGAACTGACGTTTTTGGTAATGCTATTACTGAAGTCATAACATCCACAGGTTCTGCTGAAGCAGTTGCAGGTGCTACGTTATTTTTAACTGTTAGCGCAGTGGAATGCTCTGCTCAGTATGCGGCAAACATCACAGTTGGCTCTGGCTCATTATGTGCCAGCGAAGTTGCTGGCGGTGGTCGCACACGCTTGAAAGGCTATTCAATTGTCTCCGCTGGAACGGCAGGGCTAGTTGATTTCTTTAATGGTACGCCAGACAGTGGCACTATCATATTTAAAGCTCAGACTATTGGCACAGACAATTCAACTGTGGATAACACCATTCCAGATGAGGGCATGCTCTTTAAGGCTGGCTTATCTGTAAAATATACAGTTGCTACAGTTGTATTAATGAACGTGTTCTTCGCATAGGGGAAATAAATGGCAACTTCAGGAACCGTAGCGTTTAAGCCAGATGTTCAGGAAATCATCACTGAGGCGTTCGAGCGTTGCGGTGTTGATCCACAGGTACAGACAGGCGACAGGGCTATCTCAGCGCGTCGTAGCCTTAACCTGCTCTTCTCTGAGTGGGCTAATCGAGGCATTAATTACTGGGCGCTGTCGCAGAAGACTTTGACCCTAGTGAACGGCCAGACAGCGCCCTACCCACTGCCTGCTGGCACGATTGATATTTTAGACGCGGTAATCCGCGACAGCTCTGGGACAGATACGTCTGACCAGATTATTAATCGCGTTTCGATTGCTGATTACAACCAACTGCCAAACAAAACGTCACCGGGCAAGCCAAGCCAGTACATGCTGGACAAGCAGATCACGCCAGTCCTCTACATCTGGCAGGTTCCAGACAGGACAACGTACAGCATTATCTACTGGTCTATAAACCAACTAGAAGATGTCACGGCGTCAAATCAGGATGCCGACATTCCTTATCGCTGGAACGAGTGCATCTGCGCTGGCCTAGCAAGTAAACTTGCACTGAAATTTGCGAATGAGAAGTTCACAATACTGAATGAAATGTATGAGAGGGCGTTTAACTTTGCCGCATCGACTGATAATGACGGCGTGAGCTTGAGGATTCAGCCAACTGCGCTGAATTTATCTTAATGGCAAAATACGCAAGAGGAAAAAAATCCTACGCGATAAGCGACAGAAGTGGTCTTAGGGTCAGATACTCTAAGCTGAAAACCACTTGGGATGGCTTGCGTGTTTCGCCTGAAGACTGGGAGCCAAAGCACCCACAGCTTACGCCTGCAAAGAATGTCGTTGACGCCACCGCTCTATTTAATGGTCGGCCAGATACCGATCCTGAAAATGTGGCAGTATTTATTGGGTTTACCCAAGACTGGACAATAGACCCACGGCTCTTGCCGCCTATCGGAGTTCCAGCCATTGGTGGAATTGGCTTTGTGTCTCTTGATATGGCCAGTGTACCTAGCCCATCAGGACTGGGTGGCACAGGTGGCATAGGCGCAGAACTACTAGAGCTGACATTAGCAGAGACTGGTGTGGGCGGTACGGGTGCGGTCGGTACTATAACGCCAACCGCTGTTAAAGGCGTATCTGGCTCAGGCGGTGCAGGCGCAGTAGGCGTTGAGGCTCTGAGCCTATCAATTGATGAAGCTGGCGTTGGCGGCGCAGGCGCAGTCGGCGCAGAAGATGTCCAAGTTCTTGGCTGGAGCCAAGAGGGTTGGGGAATCCACGGGTGGGGTGAATAATGAATTACACAACATTAAAAGCAAATATCCAGAACTTTTTGGAAGACGATTCCACAGAGCTGACGGCGTCAATTGATGAGATCATAGAGCAGGCAGAGGCGATGATCTTCTCGCGCCTGCCAAATCTGCCGTGCTTTAGGCAGACCTCTTCAGCAGCTAACCTAGTTGCGGGAACTTCTGACTATGTCGTGCCAACTGCGCGGATGATTAGGCAGGTGTCGGTAATAAGCTCAAATGTTACGGCGTACCTAGATCACAGAATAGATTCGTACCTGCGGGACTTCTGGCCCAACGCCACGCTGCAAGCCACGCCAAGGTTTTACAGTACAAAGTCATCCGCTACGGCTGGGACTACGATCACAATCGCCCCAACGCCAGATGCCGCTGATCCATACTTAGTGGACTTTATTGCACCTGAAACTGGGCTAAGTGCTGCTAACACCACCAACTGGGTTGGCGACAACGCAGAAAATCTGTTACTATCCGCGTGTTTATACGAGGCATCAGCGTTTCTCAAAGCTGGAGAAACATTGGCTCTTTACAAGACACAATTTGACGAAGCACTGCAATTGTTTGTACAAGAGATGCAACGCGATTACGCAGCAGAATATAATGGAGGTCTATAATGGCTATTACACAAGCGATGAGTACACTATTTAAGAAAGACGTTATGTTGGGTGATCAGCACTTAGACAGCGATACGCTGCACATTGCGCTCTACACAAGTTCAGCAACGCTCAGTGCCGCGACAGACGGTTACATAACAGCCAATGAAGTGGCTAACGGTAACGGTTACACCACTGGCGGTATTGCACTGGCAAGTAAGACAGTAGAAGAAAACAGCACCAGCGGCGTGTTTGATGCAGCCGATCCAGAGTTCACTTCAGCTACATTTACTGCCCGTGGCGCATTAATCTACAACAAGACACTAGGCGATGCCTCCTCAAACTCAAGAGGCGCAATCGCAATTTTGGATTTTGGTGGTGACTTTACCGTCAGTGGGGGTACGTTCAAGATCGTATTTCCTGCGAATACCAAAGATAACGCAATTGT